TTATCTCCTTCCACCCTGACCTACGCCACACGTGTATTAGTTCCTTGTCGGTTAGCGTCTTGAATCTAGCCCTATCCCAGTGCATTATGTTGCAGAACTCTACGAAGGTTGAGTAGTTGAACAGACGTTCTGAGTATAGGAACAGTAGCACGTCTAGCTCTGGTCCCGTTATTTCGTACTGACGCATCGCCCAGTATCGCACTACTCTGTAGTACTTCAGGTAGTCGTTGTCGGGTGTTACTCTCTGGTACTTTGGTACTGGCTTCTTTTTTCTTTTACGCTCTAGCGTGTATATTGACTTTCCGTTAATTTTAATCATGCCCAAATGTAGTGTTTTTTAGTTATCTTTGCAACTAATATGAGCATTTTTCCACGTCCATTAAAGAAAGTACTAGGCAAGATCATACCGTTCTCTTTGGTTGACCTTATACCAACATTTAATTTAGGCACTGGCACGGCAGACAACACGACGTACTTACGAGGAGACGGGACGTGGGCTACCATTAGTGGTGTCGGAGTGAGTGAGATAACAGCCACTATAGCTATTACATTCTTAAGTGAAGAAGACGCAGCAGTAGTAACTATTTCAAGTACACTACTTACAAGTGCAAACTTTAAGGGGGCTACATTTATACCAAAAGAAACAACGGCAACTTCGTTGGACGACTTTAAATTAAACGGGGTAATCTTTAACATTGAAAACATCATAGACAACACGTCGTTCGATATCAGGGCGACGGCTTTAAATAATGCAACTGGTAATTATACAATAACTTATAAAATAATATACTAACATGTCAACAAAATTTCAATCAGGAAATGATACCGCAGGACTTGCTAACGTAGACGCTAAATTCAATGTGCAAGTAAATACACCTACAGTAATAGAGGACGCAGGTCATATAACACTAGCTGCTGAAAATGACGCAGGAACTGTAACTGGGAGCAGGTACATGTTGTCTCCTGAAGTTACGGGTGACTATCGCTTAAGAGTAGGGGTAGACAACATGATGTTCAATGAGTTGTTCCCTGGAGCTGCACTTAACACTGGTCTGTGGGCTTCTCCAGTAGCCACTGCAACTTTAACAGTTGCTGGTGGTTTTGCTAACCTGAACGCTGCCTCATCAGTCGCAATTAATGCCGTGGCAAGACTACAGACTTATAGATACTTCCCTTGCTATAAGTCATACACAACATACGTTGCGCAAGAAGTAAACTTCACGTCTCTTCCAGTAATTGGAAACGTATGTGAGTGGGGGGCTGGTATATCAACTGGAGTTGCTGCGCCAACTGATGGTGTATTCTTTAGATTAAATGCTGTCGGTGAGTTTAGGGCTGTAATTAATAATAATGGAGTTGAAACACAGTCTGTAACATTAGACTTTGCTACACTTATTGGTGTTAATCACACACGTTCTTTTCTTATTTACATAATGAGTAACAGGGCATTATTTTGGATTGACAATGTGCTAGTTGCTTCTATTGAGGCACCTGCTGGGCAGGGCACTGTAGTATCTTCTCAGAATATTCCAATGTTCTTTAGGAACTACAACGCAACTGCAACATCTACCGCACAAGTCATGAAGGTATCAATGGTGAATGTTACACTAGCAGACATGAGCTCAACAAAAACTTGGTCACAAATTATTGCTGGAGCAGGTGGACATATTTCACAAGGTCAGACTGGCTCTACTCTTGGGACAACTGCGCTATACTCTAACTCACTTGCTTCTGCCGCTGGTGTTGCGCCAACAAATACAACGGCAGCTCTTGGATCAGGGCTTGGGGGACAGTTTTCTATTCTACCTACACTAACTGTTGGTGTTGATGGAATTATTTCTTCTTATCAAGTCCCAGCTGGAACTTCAACACTACCTGGCAAGTCATTATACATCACAAGAATTACAATTGACGCTGGTGTTACAACTGTACTAACTGGTGGGGCTGTTTTATATGCATGGTCACTTGCATATGGTCATACAGCAGTGTCATTAGCCACAGCAGAATCTGCAACAACAAAGGCTGCAAGAAGACTTCCAATTGGGATGCAGACATTTGCAGCTGCGAGTGCTGTAGGCACACTAGGACAAAATATAGACTTAGATTTATCTGTACCAATTGTTGTGCACCCTGGTGAATTCATTCAATCTGTAGCTAAGAATTTAGGTGTGGTTACTACATTAGGAGTGATCACTACTAATATATCTTTTGGTGGTTTTTGGGAATAAAAATTTATAACTACCTTTGCAATATGAAAGAATCGAAAGAGAAGTACTCATCTAAGAAGGCTGAGATGAAGCACGAGAAGTCTGAAGGAAAGAAGGAGCGCATGCAGGAGTATGGCAAGCGTGGTATGGAGTTCTGTAAGGGCGGCAAGAAGAAGTGATCCAGGTCGTTAAGAAGCACAAGGGTCTTGGCGACACTGTAGAGTTTCTGCTCGAACGAACTGGCATTGCGTATGCCGTCAAGATGGCTGCTAGTGTGGTAGGTATCGAGGACTGCGGATGTGAAGGACGTAAGGAGTCCCTTAACGAGCACCCGATAAGTAAAATATTATATAAGAAAAAATGATAAACCAGAAACAATTATTCATTCCTACAGTAGGGGTTGTGCCAGTGACAAGTTATGACGCAACGTCTGACTTCATTACAGAGTTTATTGAGTTTCCTAACAGTCAGAAGGACTGGTCGGTAGATATTTCAACAACTGGAGCTGTGGACGCAACTGTGTCTATACTGGTTTGCAATACTTTTGACGGTACATATAAGAACTATAAGACGGCATCTACAAATATAGCAATCGCAACGGATCCAATCATATTTGACTCTATTATGCCGTTCAGGTTTATGAAGTTAGCTTACACAGCCAACACTACTACTGGGTTAATAAGCATATCAACAACTAAGTAAGATGGACTTAAGGGATGCCACTGCAACATATCAAGACGTAATCACTCCTACAAGCCTTACATTCGTTAAGGTAAAGTCTGATTTTCCGTCTGCTGTTGGAGGCGTAATTACTCTTGAGGCAAACAGGACGTACTTTATAACTAGCGTTGTAGACCTGCTAGGAGATAGATTGGTCTGTGGAGCGAACACAACCTTGATCGGTGGTAGTTCTGAGAACTGTCGTATCAAATCAACTGGACTTGCAACGGCATTAATTACTTCGGCTTATTCTTTGCCTATTCGTAACATAACAATAGAAGCTGCACTTGCTTTAAACTTGGATGGTGACGGCACTACAACTGCACTCGATTGGTTTGGTGTTAACTTCACTGACTGTGCTGTGATTGGAACTGTTAAAGACTACACGAACTTTATAATGTCTGATAGTGCTTTTCTTAATTCGGGAGGCATGACATTGGATGGTACAATAGGCTCTATTGCATTCTCAAGTTCTTTGTTTGATTGTAACGCCTCTAATACTGCATTTATTATTCCTGCAACGGCAAACATTACTAGACGTTTTAGAATCATTTATAGTTCATTTATTGTATTGTCAGGTGAAACGGGTATAAATGTAAGTGCAAGTGCTACTATTTCAGATGAAAGATACATACTAGATACGGTTAATTTTAGTGGTGGCGGTACTTATTTATCAGGTGTTGGCGTAACTTCTAACAAGGCGTTATTTATTAACTGTGTTGGTATTACAAACAGTGCAGTTAACGGTCAAATTTATATGCAAGGTAATGCAACGGCTACTACAGTAAGTGTTACTAATACATTCTATAAGGCTGCAGGAACAACAACTGCTAGTATAGATAATTCTAAATACTTAATGCCTTTAAATAATAGATTGACAAACGATGCAACAGTAACTAGAAAGTATCTTATTCAATGTATCTTATCATTTGCAGGTACATCAAATGATGTTTATCAGTTTGGGTTCTATGATAGTAAGTTAGGTGCAATTAGAACACCGTCAAAAACCAAGTCAACTGCAAATAATAACGGGCGAAATGAAAACGTTTCTTTCGGTTGTGTAGTATCTCATGTTGCAGGTGACTACTTAGAAATTCACGGAACAAACAATAGTGGTTCTAGAAATTTTACGGTTACAGATATGAATTTTATTATCACAGAAATTAAATAACATGGACTTAAGGGATAATCTACCATCAAAAAATGGTGCATCATTAAAATACCTCCAGGTAAACGCAGGTGAAACTGCTTTAGAGTGGACGGCAATAAATAGTGGTATTACAGTAGGCACAACTCCAATAACTTCAGGAACTACAAGACGAGTATTTTTTCAAGATGGCACGGTTGTAAGTCAATCAGCTAATTTAGTATTCGATGCTTCAAGTCAGTTAGTAATCGGAGGTCATACGGGAGGTGCTAAACTTGACGTAAAAGCTGGAGGTGCTTTGTCAACAGATTTAGCTTTAAGAGTTCGGAATAGTGCTGATACGTTAAACATTTTAGAAGTTAGAGGAGATAAACAAATAGGTATAAGGGATTCTTTATCTATTGGCGACTATTACGGTGGCAACACAAAAAAACTTTATGTTTATTCAGATTCAACGCATACTTACGCACAATATATCGACCAAAATTTAGCTAATAGTTACGGTTCTTCAATCATAAATAGGGGTGCTGGTGCGCCTATTGGCTTGTCTTTATCTGTTTATAACGGTACTACAAACATAGCCTTGCAAATTGTTAATGGAGATATTGAGTTTTTATCAACTACGGGTACTAAGATAGGTATGGCAACAACTCAAAAACTATCTTTTTGGAACGCAACACCAATAGTACAACCAACAACATCTATTGCATCTTCTACGTTAGCAAGTTTGGGAGGCACGGCATTAACCGACACCGATACTTTTGACGGTTACACGCTAAAACAAATAGTAAAAGCATTAAGAAATTCGGGGTTACTAGCATAAAAATTTAACTTTACAAATAAAAATATGGCAATTTTAATAAAAGCAAACAAAGAAAAGAGTATCACAATTTCAGGTACTGAATTGACATTAACTAGCATCTATGCACGTCTAGAATTCGCAGCACGAGCAGACGGTAAAACGCTTGAAATAGCAGTTGCAACATACGCAAGTCGATTAACTTTCGATAGTAATCAACCTATCTTCACAGATGTTCAGCAAGGAACATTGAACGTTGAATTGCAACCTACCGAACTTCAAGACATAAACTCAGCGAACAAATACGCTAGTTTAGCATTTGAACAATTGGGTTATACAGTTGAAATTCTTTAATCATGGCAGAACTAGGAAAGACAGCGAAGTTTTATAGAGAAAATCCAGACGCTAGAGCTGTTCATCAGGCTAGCTCAAAGAAGGCAGCTGCAAAGCCGTTAGCAATTAAGAAGCGTGGTGAAGCTAACAAGGCTCGCAAGGAGTTAGGGCTAAAGAAGGGAGACAAGAGAGACGCAAGTCATACAAAAAGTGGGAGAATAGTTATAGAGGATAGAAAGATAAATAGAGCTAGAAATGGAAGCGGTGGAAAAAGCGTTCTTAAATAGTAAATTATACAAATAAAAAATAGATATGCCAAACTCATGGAATGAAATACTAACTGCTAGACAAGGATCTGTAGTTGTAAATGATTTAATTACATTTTCTGCAAATATATATATGATAACATCAGTATCTGACGCAACTATAATAGAAGTTTTAGAGCAGGATGGGGTAAATGTTTTAGATGAGTATATAACTGATTCAGCAGTCGCAGTTCCTAGAGGTTCAGTAATCACACCTATAGATATAAAGAAGCCATTCACAGCGGTTCGATTAAGTGCTGGTGCTGTGTGTGTAACGTTAGGAGTTGCTACTCCAGGAGTTTAATCAACTGCCACATAATCAGTACTATATAACTGACTGACACTAAGCTGTTTTTTAAGTACCTTTGTAGAATGAAACATCACATCGTAGAAGCCTCAACAGCAGTTCTTAAGGGCATGCTTTTTTTCTTTTCACCAGTAGCATTTTTAGTATTAGGAGTAGCGTTAGTATCAGTAATAGATTCAATATACGGAATTAAGAAGGCAAAGAAGAACGGGATCAAGCCGTCATCAAAGAAGTTCAGGTACGGATTCGTTCCAAAGGTAGGTGGATACACGGTTGTTATACTGTTGACGTACTTCCTTGACTTCTATCTGATTAACGAGTTCACCAAATCTTGGGTGAGTATACCGTACGTCTCAACAAAGATTATATCAATCATATTCATCGCCAACGAGGTTGTGTCGATAGACGAGAACTGGCAGGTTATAAAGGGGTACTCGTTCCTTAAGAAGTTTTACAACTTAATAGTAAAGGTAAAGAACGTTAGAAAAAAGATAGAGGAATGAAGTTCATAACATTATTCATAGCTACAATTATATCCACATCAATATTCATGGGAGCGTTGAGTTGTTCTGACGCTCGTAAGGCGCAGCAAGGGTATAAGAAGTTCATCAAGTTTGGTGGAAAAATAAAAGGCGACACTACAGTGGTTACTGTAACAGATACTGTAAAAGGTAAGGACGGTAAAGACTCAATCGTATATAGAACAGTTAGTACGATCTGCCCAGAGCCAGTTTTTCCTCCGACAAGGTACGAGATTAGGTACAAGTGGAAGACACAGCATGACAGCATCGAGGTTGTAAAGACTCAGATAAAGTACGTGTACAAGACTAATAAGAAAGAAATCAGGCAAGAAAAGAAGAAGGGGTTCGCTTATAATCTTAGGTTCATAGCTATAATTGCGTTCCTTGTATTACTAATAATTTTATTATTTAAGTTCAAATGACTTTAATTGACAAGTACATATTATTTGTAAAAAAATGGGAAGGCGGACTTTCCAGAGATAAAAACGACTCAGCAAGTTCTACTCCATGTCCTACTCCATATAAAGGATTAGGAGGTTACCACACGAACGTTGGAATTACATATGCCGTATGGAAGAGTATGTATAGTAAAAATAACGACGCACGTTTCTATGCTATGAACAGTGAGGACTGGTTCAATGTCTTCAAGACGTTATACTGGAATACAGTAAGAGCTGACGAGTTTTTGTCACAAAATGTTGCTATATTTGTTACTGGAATGGCATGGGGATCAGGCAAGAAACAAGCCGTAACGTCACTACAACAAGCCATAATTAACTGTGGAGTTGATGTAGATAAGGATGGTGTGTTAGGAAACAAGACAATTTTAGCAGCTAATAGCATAGAACCAACAAAACTATTCGATGCACTTACAGCAGAGAGAGAAAGATTCTTTAGATATATTGGGAGACCAGGAACTAAGAACGCAAAGTTTCTTAACGGCTGGATGAATCGTCTAACTGACTATAGAAAAACCTTTAGACCATGAGTAAAAAAATAGCAGGAACTAATAACTTAGAGAAGACACACGTCAGCCGACCAGGTGTTCACTCTAAGGCTGGATCTAGTAAACTAAAGACATCCAAGAACTACAAGAAGAAGTACGTAGGTCAAGGAAAATAACTATCTTTGCATTATGGGAAAAATAAATAACTATCCAGTCGAGTCAGTCAACGCAACAGACAGAATTTTAACTTCAGACGCAGTCACTGGCGCAACTAAGAACGTTACTCCGGAGGGAATCGTTGCTTACATTGGATCTAACTACTACAACTGCTTACTAAACCAAGCATCTACAGCAGCACCAGTTGATACTGTGTTAGGTACAAATACTATTGGAGCAATTGTGTGGGCTAGAACAAGCACTGGGATATATACTGGGACACTATCAAGTGCCTTCTCAGGAAGTGCTTTATTTATTGTAGCAACTCCTACAAATATTCTTCATACTTTTTCTATTATAAAGACATCAACAAGCATTATAACACTTAAGTCGTACCTAAGTGGTACACTGAGCGACGACATATTAATAAACCAAGGACTTAAAATACAAGTATACTAACCACTATATTATTAGCAATAACATACAGACCCACGAATAATCTCGTGGGTTTCTTTTTTTTAACTATATTTGTACAAATTAAATAAAATGGAAATGAAATTAACGTCAGAAGAATTAGAGCAGTTTACAACAGCAAGAAAAGAGTACTCAGAGTTGAGAAGCCGTCTGTGTGATATCACGTTAGCAGAGGAGAGACTTAAGACTGACAAGCAGGTTACACTCATGAACATCAGCGAGTCTACAGCAGCTCTATCAGAGTTACACGCAGAACTTCAAGAGAAGTACGGTGACGGAGCGATCAACATGCTAACTGGAGAGGTGTCATGATAATCAGAAAGATATCAATAGGCAACGACCTACTGAACGCCATGCACTACCAGGTTGGTAAGAATGCGATGGGCGGAACGGCTGTAATATCTGACATCATCAAGAACAGTGAGGGGTCATACGACATCTACGTTCAGCGTGAGGAGGACGGAATCCCAGAGGTTATCATGTGGAAGAACATCGGTCACACGGTGGCTGTGTCAATAGAGTATAACCTAGAGTTTTAGACATGACATCACCTAACTACTTCATTATAAAGCCATATAATGGGGTTAGGTATGACAACATCAGAAAGTTTGGTGACGTTGAGTTTATTATATCTTCTTCAATTGAGGACCATACAGTAACTAATAGACTAGCCACTGTCATATCTACTCCAGACTGGTACAGCGGTCCTATATCTAAAGACGATGTAGTCGTTGTGCATCACAACACGTTCAGACTTTACTACAACATGAACGGCAACGAGACTAGCGGATGGAGCTACATAAAGGACGACATCTACATACTAGACTACGAACAGATCTATCTATACAAGAAGGAAGGTGCTGGCTGGATGGCTACGTACCCTTACTGCTTCATTAAGCCACAAAGGAACGACGACTCGACGACTGTTCTTAATCACTACGTAGAGAAGAACTTGTACGGCACAGTTGAGTTCAAGCCTGAAGAGGTTGACACTGTAGACGTTGGGGACGAGATATCATTCAAGCCAGGGTCAGAGTACGAGTTCAAGATAGACGGAGATAAGCTATACAGAGTAAAAATAAACAACATATGTCTGAAGATTTAAAGGACAAGAAGAATAGGGTACTAGTTGCTGCCGAGAAGGCTGTCGATGAGTTAATCAAGGTCCTTGAGATGCCCATACTTACGTCTAGTGAGGAAGACCTGACGGCAGACAAGATGAAGAACGCTGCGTCGGCTAAGAGGTTAGCCTACGAGGACGCAATCTACATGCTTGAGAAGATAGAGTCAGAGAGGAACAAGCTAGACATAGGAATTATACCAGTTGTAACCCTTGGGGCTAATGGATTTGCTGAGGGTAAGATCAAGAAGAATGGAAGATAAGTACGCACTATATAGGATACTGGACGACCACATCTCAGCCCAGACCATCAGACAGAAGAACAAGGCTAGGTCATGGAAGTATGGCTACGATAAGGAATACGACGTGGTTGTAATATCTAAGACTGGTGAGATCGGTCAGGTGTACGAGATAGAGGGATTAATAATAGCCCTACCTAAGGTATTCGATAACATAGAGTCGATAAATAATAAGTGGGTACCGTCAGAGTACCCGAAGGAGCTACAGCGCATCAAGACGTTCTTTGACTGGAATAGGTTCGACAACGAGTTCAAGTCTAAGTACGTCGACTACATCGAGGAGGAGTTCGATAGGAGAGACAAGGGCTACTGGTTCGTTAACAACGGCAAGCCAACATACATAACTGGGACACACTACATGTACTTGCAGTGGTCCAAGATTGACATTGGTCTGCCAGACTTTCGTGAGGCTAATAGGATATTCTACATACACTGGGCTGCATGTGTAGCCGACAGCAGGTCGTTCGGTCAGTGCTACCTAAAGAACAGACGTTCTGGGTTCTCGTTCATGTCGTCGGCAGAGATGTCAGACACGGCAACACTGTCGAGCAACTCCAAGTTGGGTATACAGTCCAAGTCGGGATCCGATGCCAAGACAATGTTTACTGACAAGGTTGTGCCAATTGTTAATAACTACCCGTTCTTCTTTAAGCCACTTCGAGATGGTATGGACACGCCAAAGACTGAGATATCGTTCAGACTTCCAGCATCCAAGATTACCAAGAAGAACATGAACGAGGAGAACACTGGAACTATTGAGGGACTAGACACTATAATTGACTGGAAGAATACTGCGGACAACTCCTACGATGGTGAGAAGCTACTAAGACTAATTGAGGATGAGGCTGGTAAGGTCGAGAAGCCTAACAACATATTGAATGGATGGAGGATTAGAAAGACGTGCCTTCGTCTAGGTAGTAAGATTATTGGTAAGTGCATGATGGGGTCAACCTCTAACGCACTTGCAAAGGGTGGTGAGAACTACAAGAAGATGTTTAACGACTCTAACGTAAGTTTACGCTCTAAGAATGGTCAGACCAAGAGTGGGCTGTATAGCTTGTTTATTCCTATGGAGTGGAACTTCGAGGGTTACATCGACGAGTTCGGGTTCCCAGTATTTGAGGACCCTAAGAAGCCAGTGCTTGGTATTGACGGAGAGATGATTGACATTGGCGTTATTACTTACTGGGAGAATGAGGTGTCAGCACTTAAGAACGACCCAGACGCATTGAATGAGTTCTATCGACAGTTTCCTAGGACAACCTCTCATGCGTTCAGGGACGAGTCTAAGCAGTCTTTATTCAACCTAACGAAGATATACCAGCAGATCGACCATAACGAGTCTCTAATCAAGGATAGGGTACTAACAAGGGGTGGATTCAGTTGGAAGAACGGAGTTGAAGACTCAGAGGTAATATGGACACCAGAGAACAACGGACGTTTCTTAGTCTCGTGGATACCACCGACAACACTTAGGAACAAGGTAGTAAAGGACAGACATGGGAACAGACAGCCTGGAAACAAGCACATCGGTGCGTTCGGTTGTGACCCTTACGACATATCAGGAGTTGTGGGTGGAGGCGGATCTAACGGAGCACTCCATGGCAAGACAAAGTTCCACCTAGAGAGCGAGGCTCCTACTGGGCAGTTCTTCTTAGAGTACGTCACAAGGACACAGACCGCAGAGATATTCTTTGAGGACGTGCTCATGGCTTGCATATTCTATGGGATGCCAATACTTATAGAGAACAACAAGACTAGGCTGCTGTACCACTTCAAGAATAGGGGCTACAGAGCGTTCTCACTTAACAGACCAGACAAGCACATATCCAAGCTGTCAAAAACCGAGTTAGAGCTAGGTGGTATTCCTAACTCATCGGAGGACGTGAAGCAGGCGCACGCATCTGCTATCGGGTCATACACAGAGGAGAACGTTGGGTATGACTTAGAGGGGACGTACAGAGATCCTGACGAGATGGGTAACATGTACTTCACTAAGACCTTAGAGGACTGGGCAAGGTTCGATATAAATAATCGTACCAAACATGATGCATCCATTAGTTCTGGTTTAGCCATTATGGCTACACGTGAGTATATCATTAAACAGCAAACTGAAAATACGAAAATTTTGCTTAATTTTGCAAGGTATGATAACAGCTCATCAAAAAGTCAATTCAAGAGGCAATGATTAAACCAACAATAAGTGTAAAGAACGTACCATTTCCTAACCAGATGGCATCAGACACAGAGAAGTCATCACCAGAGTATGGGATGGCAGTCGCTCGTGCTATTGAGGGTGAGTGGTTTAAGAAGACGTCAGGAAATTCTTGCAGATACTACGACCAGGCTAATGACTTTCATCAGCTAAGACTTTACGCTAGGGGAGAGCAGTCAATCCAGAAGTATAAGAACGGGATGGCGGTTGATGGAGACTTATCATACCTAAACCTTGACTGGGCTATCGT